TCGGTATAGGTAACATGCATATTAGTCATGATATGTGCCACTTTATTAGCTCCTAATCAAGGGGGAATGGTGAGGTTGTTAGTAGGTACTACCAGTAGTCTATTAGTAGGTTGAGAATTCAAAGAATACAAGGTTACTAGCAGACTACCATGAGACTACCAACACCTTACTGGTAGTCTGTTGGTACCCCCTACCAGTAGACTATTGGTAGTTTACCAGAAATGAGGGGGTATATATGTTCCATATATCCCCCTCTCATAAGCGAGGTTGGTAGTACCTACTACCAACACTTTGCTAGTAGGTTGACCATTCCGAATTGTTTTCATGGTATATAGCATCACCACTAATAACTTATCGTTTATATCTTTATTAGGCCCGCTATATTCTTTGTTGTTCGCGGCCCCTTCAACACCCTTAGTATGGGCCCATCGGTGAGATAGTGCAAGTTTGCGGCCACGACGCCAAGCCAATCCACCCAGTTTCTAGCCGGGGCGAATTAAAAAAAGAATAGGCCCCTAATCCTTTCGGACTAGGGGCCTATCTTAGTTGGCCTTATTAGCTGGCCATGTTTTCCGGGGTGTCATTCCGCTTATCATAAGCGGCAACAACATCGGCCTTGATTCGACCGCGCTCTGCGACTTCATAACCATTCGCATTGGCCCAATCACGGATTGCCTGCAATTCGGCGGGCGACTTACCCGAAGCGGAAATTCCACCGGAGATATTCGGCAGGTTATCGAGAGCTTCATCGAGCTCGGAAACATCCTGATCGAAAGCCTGCAGGGTGCCCTTAGACTGCATAAGCAGAGTGCGAACCTTAACCCGAAGCTCCTTGAACTCCTTAGTCTTAGCCTCCGGATCAAAGTCGTCCGGAACGAGTGCGGCCTTGGCAGTCTCTTCCAGAGCTTTCTTACGCTCTGCGACCTTAGCCATCGCCGCCGCGATAATCTCGCGCTCCTTGATAATCTCTTCATCGGTGGAGGACTCGATCCAAGACTTTACAGCCTCAGAGTTACCGGACTTAGCCTTGATCTGCTTTGCAAGGTCATGGAGAACCTGAGTTTCCGACTTAGCTTTACCAAGAACCGCTTCGGCCACTGCGTTAAAATCTGCACTCACTGTGTACTCCTACAAGTAGTTTGTTCGGCTGGGCTCTTCCCTGCCGATACCTCTATTAAACACTAGGTCAGCGGAATATGCAACATTACCGCCAAGCCAAGCCAAAGTTCCATCCAGTTTCTAGCCAGAAGACAGAAAGACAACCCTTTCGGGTTGCCTTTCTGTGGTAGCTAGGAGAATGAGATTCCGCTATCGGCTTCCATCATTGCCTTGCTGGCGGCTGAGAAGCGGATCGGGGACCATGCCTTATTCATCTTCCGATTCTTGGGGAATCGCTTGTTGTTCATTGTCTCGAAAGCGAAGACGGCGAGTGCCATAGGCTCGGACGTTACAGCGATAGAAGCAATGGTCAGGTTAGTGCGTGCGGAACGTACTTCAAGAACATCAGTACCGTAGTTGTGCAGGACGGTAACAGCGGTGTTCTTACCGAAGTAGGAGAGAAGTTCTGCGGCTTTGATGGAAGATGAATCAAACATGATGAGCAACCTATCTATTAGTGAGGGTATAAAGGGGCGCATGATTCCATGCGCCCCCGGCTTAGTGAGAGTTAGGACGTGTACTCTGCGGAAGTCCACCATGTGTCGCCATTCATCGGGCAACCGCAATCAATGGTGCTATCGCTATCTGCGAACCATTGCGAGCAAGAGGGCTGCTTGCTCATCCACCGCGAGTTATCGTGAATCATGCATTCAAAGACAACTTTGGTTGAGCGGTCGAAGTGGGTGATTGCACTAATCGGGGTGTGAATCGGGTAAGTAGTCATTGTCTGCGCCTTATCTCTTTCTTTGTGCGTCGCTCTTTGCGATGTCTCAATATCTCGCACTACATTGATTAGTGCAAGCATGTTGCAATGTTTTTCCAGCCAGATTCTAATATAACCCTTCCTGCTCTATAAATTTTTCACTAACACATTCCTCTATACCACACTTGACAGAACAATCCCCATACCCTACACTAAAAGCATGGACGAAAATAAATTTTGCGTATTCTTTTATGGACCTCTATCAGGTTCTTGGATATTACTTAGAACATTCAAAACAAAGAAGCTAGCCTCTGCTCATATGGCTAAATATCTTCATCCCTCAGTAAGGGCTACCCATCGCGTACAAGTTAGGAAACTAATTAAATGACACATCCTAATCCGGTAGAGAGCTATGCAAAGGAAGAATTCCCCTTTGACTCTATTACCTCTCTCGCTAATGCTGCTGGCGTTGGCTACGGCACAGTTCATAAAACTATTCAGGGATTGTACTCTTCAATTCCTACAAAACTGGCCGACTATATGACCATGCATTCTCACAGAACTTCTGCTCAATGGCAGGCTAAATACTCCCTGTGGGTAGAAGAAGAACTGGCGATTCTCAAGTCTGATATTGATCGCGGAGCCATTGAAGCTTCGACTCTCTTTGTTACACCTGAAAGAGTTGTTCCTCGTTTTGAATACTTTAAAGAATGGCGTCAGAGCCTTTCCTATTCTCAGATTGACTTCTGCAAGACCTTTCTTCTTCATCAGGGAATCATCTCTAAGTATGAAGCTGGGCAGATGCAGAATCTTCCGGTATCTTTGAAAGAGCGATTGAAGTTTCTTGGAATGTCCGATGCCTATATTAAAGCGGTAGGAGAATTGAAGGTATGAGCGACGATCTGACCCTTGGGTTCGGGCTCTGGGATGCCCCTCAGGAGCCGCAGGTGGCCGCCTCCCAGCCTCTACCACAGCCGAGCGAAGTCTCTGCACAGGTGAAAAAAGAAATCCTCGAAACAATTGGAAACAATTCAGATATCGTTCCTATTCCCGTTAGCAACCTTAACGGACGACAGAAAAAGAATATCCAATTGCTTGCTCGCGGCCTTTATATGGCCGGGGAACTGATTACTGCACAAGCTATTTTCAAACTATGGCCAGAAGGGATGAATTATGGAGGATCAGTTAGTAAGTCTGTTACAGACCCGGATGAAAGAGGAAGGGTATTCCGAGCAGGTTATCGACCTAGTATTAGCGAGATACAAGTATTTTGCAGAACTTCAGAGTACGCCGAAGGAATGCGAACTCTGGGAATTGAAATTGACCCAGATGATACAGGACTTACCGCCGAGCAGTTGGGATTACTCACTATCCTCTCTAACCCTGCGGATGGGAGAGACCTCAAAAGAAAGCTCTCACACGCTGGCATTACGTGGGCTAAATACCAAGTTTGGCTCGAACAGCCGGTCTTTAAAGAGTACCATTCCAAGATTGTCGGTAAAGCGCTTAAGCAAGCGATCCCTATGGCGGAACAGCAACTCGCGGCGGGAATGCTGAGAGGCGATCTTGCCTTTATTAAATTTGGTATGGAAGTATCGGGACACCATGATCCCAATGGTAAGAAGCAAGTAGACGCAGAGGCATTGCTCAGGATACTCTTGGAGGTAATTGAAGAAAACGTTAAAGACCCCGAAGTACTCCGTAAGATTGCCGCAGAGGCACAGCTTAGGGGAATGAGGGCTATCGGAGGATAATATGAGCGGTGTTACTGACAATTATGGATTTATCCTCGTTGAAGAAGGCGAATCCTATGACGAGGAAATCTTCAACACTAATAATAAAACAGCTGATGCCCAGCTAAAGGTCAATGCCGATGCAGTTAAGAAGATTAAGCACGCTGAATTCACAGGGGGCGCCAGTTCCTTTCCCGCTTCTGCGGCACAATGGGGCACTGGCGTTCTCACTGTGGATAACGTATCTGTTCCGAATGTTATCCATAACAATAGCTTTGTTGCCTATGAGTCCAGCGATACTATTAAGATTCTGGAAACGGGACTCTATCTTTTTCAGTGGCAGCTTTACAGCACGTCACTTCCCCCTAATGGTGAAATCGTTATTAAGAATGTCACCACCGGAGTCAATGTAATTATTGATGATCTTTCCAAGAGCCTTTCATGGACTGTTCCTGTTACGGGTGCGGCCTTTGTGAGCGCCAATGATAAGATTTCATTCTTTACGCAGAATCGCGCGGCGGCCTTTAGTGGCTCATCCCGTATTAAAGTCACGAAGCTTCAAGGCTAAGGAGCGGATAGATAGTGGCTGAGAGTAATGGAAAGTTCGGACGCCCTGATGCAAATAGCGTTCGAGAGTTCCATGTTAATTCAGATACAGATACTAGTGGGGATGCATTGCATCATACGCTAGGCCCGGGAGTTAATCAGGCTTCTCCCGGTGGGCATATCCACGATGGTAATGATTCAGCCTTCTTGCTGGAAGGTATTACTATCACTGGAGCTAAAGGTAGTGCAGCTTGCGACGGAAGTATCATTGCTGCTTTAATGAGGCTTGGCGCAACAGACTCTACTACCTAAGGAATAATAATGGCCGCCCGGAATCCGATTAATGAACTGGATACGGGAGACATTCTCAAAATGTTTGGGGAGCGCCTCGCTGAATCAGCGGCGCTCCCCAATTTGACGAGATATGAACCCCATAAGAAACAGAGCTTGTTTCACCAGTCCATATATAAAGGACGCCTTTATATTGGTGGCAACCGAGCAGGAAAGACTATTGCCAATGTTCTTGAGTGCCTGTGGTGGCTGACTAAGACTCACCCTTATCGGAAAATGCCCCTTGAACCTGTCCGCGGCCGATTGGTCTGCGTTGACTTTGTGAATGGTCTGGACAAGATCATTCTTCCTTTGTTTAAGCAGTGGCTTCCGACAAAGTACCTAATCGGTGGAGACTGGGATAAATCCTGGGATAAAGAGCACAAGACTCTGACTCTTAATAATAAGAGCTTCATTGAGTTTATGTCTTACGATCAGGACTTGGATAAGTTCGCTGGTACTTCCCGACACTTCTGTTCCTTTGATGAGGAACCACCGAAGTCTATCTTCAATGAGTGTAAAGCTCGACTTGTTGATACCAATGGCGACTGGTGGCTCTCTATGACTCCCGTTGATGGTATGACGTGGGTATATGAGGATATCTTTGAGCCTTGGGAAAAAGAACCTACTACTGCACGCTATTCAGTAGTACAGGCAGATATGCTTGATAACCCTCATATTACTCCAGAAGCGGCTGAGGAATTCCTTTCTGGACTAGACCCCAAGGAAAGGTCTGCTCGTGAAAAGGGAGAGTTCGTACAACTCGGAGGCAGAGTATTCAAGTCATTTGATCGAGAAGTGCATAAGGTTGACTTCGATTTCAAAGTCACGGATGAAATGCGAGTATATACCTCCATCGATATTGGTTGGGCCCACCCGACCGCATGGCTTTGGCACGCTGTTGAGCCTAACGGACATATTACCACTTTCCATGAAATGGTTGATTCGTTCGTCACTATCGAAGAATGGTCTCGCAAAGTTCTTCAATACGAACGAGAAAGTAATATCCGAGTTTATCTCCGAACGGGCGATCCTGCTCTTAAACAGACACGCTCTAACACCGGAACTTCGGATATCGCAGAGTACGCCAAGAATGGCATATATCTCGCAGTCGATGGAGTTCCGCGGGAGGTTAATATCGGCCTTGTTAAAATCGAACAGTATATGCGTCCAGATGATGATCCCCGACAGAAGAATCGACCATACTGGCAATACACTTCCAACTGTCGAATTCTTGAGCATCAAATGGAACGTCTCCGTTGGGCCACTTATGCCTCTAAAAAGCTTGAGTTTGAAAACGCCCCAAAGGGAACCATTCATAAGAAAGACGACGATGCACCGGATAGCCTTCGTTACTTCATGACGTTGATGCCTGACCTTAAGTTTGCTAATGTTGCAGATCAGTACCCCCGCACTAATCTATTGGGCGCAACCCAAGCGGCAGAGCTATTTGACTATGATCGAATGAATAGTGAGCCTGTGGTTGATCCTATGGATAGTGGAGCGTCTATCTATACCCTGCATGAAACAAACTATGGAATGGAATTCTAATGGCTAAGAAGCCCACTGTCGTCTATGGCGGTCCCTACGCTGATGAGACTGACGCTATTACGCTTGAGTCGTCTAAAGAGACGCCAGATTATGATGGTCTTATTTCTGACTGGAAAACCGTCTCTCAGGGCGCAGTCGATTACATTGCCTCACTTAAGAAGCCGCTGGTTATTCCGGTCGGTGTTTTTGTCAATAACGTAGAAGTTGATTACGACAAGGTAGATAATACCCTGCCTAAGACTGCGGACTTTGATCGGGATCGTGAAACTCTCGGTGAGGGCGATCTTGTTGAAGATACCGATAAGACTAACACCAATGGCGCCGGTCAGTCTGAAATTGATCTGGAGAATCTGTGATTCTTGATGGGAAAGGTCGCTTTGTCCTTCATGACAAGCCTGCGGCCTATCCCTTTACAGATATCGTAACTACCACGGGAGAGGGTCCGGTATTCGACCTGTCGGTTGATCTGGAGTTTTATTCTGGCGTAGCATATGTTAAAGCAGAGCACGTCGAAGAAATGGCCCACACTCTTGGGATGGTTACTAAGGTAGAAGCTGATGAACTACGTGCGAAGATCATTAAACTGGAAGAGGAAAAGAATACTCTCCCTGTTCACGTAGAAAGACTGATTCATGGAATTAATGCTAGTCTCGTCAGCTATGCTGATTCTCACTCTTCTGTTCCTATTACTGTTCCTGTATATCTTCAGGACATTGATCCGGGAACAGAAGACGGAAAGGGAAATGAGCCAGAGCCAGATTCGGCTGATTCTATCAAGTCAGTCACAATCGGATCTGATAAGCCTTCTGGGAAAGACGGTGTCATTGCTGTCGGTAAAGGATCCCCTAAGCTTTCAGGCAGTACAGGCGATGGATTCAACTTCTGAGCGGGTTGAGCCTAAAGATAATTCCGGTCAGGGAGAATACCTTCAATGGGTAGATGAGAATCCCCAGCTAGATGATGCAGAAAAGGAGCTTTACCGTGAAATCAACTACGACGGCTAAAGGCACCAAGTATGAATCTATGGCTCAGGTTACTGGAAATACATCTCCTACAGAAGTAGATGGACTCCCTGATCCTTTGCAGGCTTTTAAAGATGCAGAGCTTGAAAAGCAAATGGCCAAGTGGGTAAAGGATAAGTACGAAAAGTGCAAATCTGATACCTCTGGCATTAGGAACCAGTGGTACGTGAATCTGGCTTTCTATAAGGGCGATCAGTACGTGCAGTTGATTCGCGGTAAGCTTATCAATACTCCTGAAATCCCCAATCGTGTTCGCCTAAAAATCAATAAGATTCGCCCGGCAATGCGCACACAGGTTAGTCGAATGACAAGCCAGAAGCCTACTGCCTCAGTAATCCCCTCTTCCAGCGAAGATGATGATATCCTAGCTGCCGAAGCAGGGGAATCTGTATGGGAGCACCTTTCTGACACAGAAGAGTACAACAAACATTTGACCACTGCTTGCTGGTGGGCATCTAATACCGGCGTCGGTTACATTAAGACTGAATGGGATTCATCCTTTCTTGATGAGGACGCGAACAATGGAGAGGGCGCCAAGGGGAAAATCAAATATAGCTCCCCTACCCCTTTCCACATTCATGTTCCTAATCTTCTGGAACGTGATATTGAGGACCAGCCCTTTGTGATTCATGCCTTTACCCTCACTATGGAAGAGGTCAAGAATCAGTTTGGCGATTTGATCCCTGAGGATAAAGAGCCCACTGTGGTTTCTACCAATGAAATCATGGAAACTCAGTATTTGAACCTCAAAGGTGGCACGAGTAATGCTATGCCTGATTCCTGCCTCGTTATGGAGGCATGGATCAAGCCCGGCGCAAGCAATCTGTTCCCCAAGGGGGGACTTGTTATTGTTGTAGACGACGTTATTGTCTACAAATCACTTGATGGAATCCCGCATAAGCACAGGCAGTATCCATTCTCTAAGATCGACGATGTACTTTCTGGCGGCTATTACTCTACATCTGTTATCGAGGATTTGATTCCTCTCCAGAAAGAGTATAACCGTAACCGCTCGCAGAGTGTTGAATCCCGGAATATCATTTCCAAGCCGGGATTCTTTGTTCAAGAGGGTGCCGTTGATGTTAGTAAGTGGCGAGCTACTGCGGGACAGATTATCCCGGTTAAGCCGGGCTTCTCTAATCCAGTTCCTATTCAGTACCAAGGACTTCCGCCGTCTCACGCGCAGGACCTTGATACTATCAATAAGGACTTTGAAGATATTTCAGGTCAGCATCAGGTTTCTAAGGGAAGTGCGCCTAGTGGTGTAACAGCCGCCACGGCTATTACCTTCCTGCAAGAGCAGGATCAGTCCTTTATGGCTCCGACTTATGCCTCTATTGAATTGGCTACCCAGAAAGTGGCTCGTCAGTCGCTGATTCTGGCCGTTCAGTATTGGGATGAACCCCGGCTCATTAAGGCTACTGGAATTGACCAAGTAATGTCGGTGCGTTTCCTGTCTCGTTCGGATATTAAGAACGGTACAGATATCCGAATTGAAGCTGGTTCCTCGCTTCCTGTATCAAAAGCGGCCCGTAATGCCTTCTTTATGGACCTTATTAACCGCGGAATCATTCCGGGCGATAAGGGACTTGAACTCCTCAACCTGCCTAATATGCGGTCTTACTACGCTATTATTAAGGTAGATGAGAATCAGGCAACTCGGGAGAATATCCGGCTTCGCCAAACTCCTGCGGAGGAAATCATTGCCGCTAGGGAACAAGCAGAAGCGCAGAAACAGCAGTACCTTATGGAAATGGGCTTTGAAGGGGACGAGAATCTCGCAAGAGAAGACCCCGTTATTGCCCAGCTTCTTGATAAGCTTGATAGGGCTATGCTTCCTGTTAATGACTGGGACAACCACGAAATTCACATCTATGTGCATCAGCGGTTTATGAAGTCTCAGGCATTTGAGAATATGGACCCTGCTATTCAGGACGAATTTATTAAGCATGTCGAGGACCATAAGGCGGCTCAGCAAAGCGCACAGCTTACCCAGCTAATGATGGGCGGTACTACAGGTGGTGATCCTTCAATGGAAGGTGGGATGCCTGGAATGCCGGGTCAAGAAAGCGGTGGTGAAGCTGGAGGCGCAATGGGTGGAGCACCAGAAGGTGGAGGCGGAAATCAATTCTCTGGAATTGAAGGACAAACCTCGCCCGTTGACAGCCCTGCTCAGTAATTAGTACTCTATAAATAGAAGCTAGGGCCCACTCGGGGTACGGCTAAAAAGAAAAGAGAACAGAATGTCTGACTTGATTCCTGATTCCAACAATAACTCAGGTGATCCTGACTATAACGAGAGCGGTTCGACTACTAATACTGAAAATGTTAGTACTGAAACTACTCAGGAATCAAGTCAGACTTCTAAAGGAAACCCGGCTTGGGAAGAAGCCCTAAGCTCAGTACCGCCTGAATTCCACCCTCACCTGAAAGAACATTTCGGTAAGTGGGATGGTGGAGTTCAGCAGCGATTCCAAAAGGTACAGCAGCAGTACGCACCTTATAAAGAACTTGCCGACCTAAATGTAGACCCGACCGAAATTAATGAAGCGATGCAGTTTAGGCATCTTCTTCAGACTCAGCCGGAAGAAGTCTTTAAGTGGATGCAGGAACAGTATAAGTTTGGCGCACCAGTAAGCCAGGGCCAAGAGGATAATGAAGAAAACCTTGAACTCGATGAGAATGAGGCTTTCTTCAAAGACCCGCGTTACACAGAGGTTGCAAACAAAGCGGCATTTGCCGAACAGGCTATTCAGCAGTTCAATAGGCAGTCCGCCGAGAATCAGGCCAATGAAGCAGTAAAGGCTGAAACGACTCAGGTACAGGAACAATTCCCAGGGCTTGATATCAAGGACGTTGCTACTTACGCATTGGGCATTTCTCAGCAGACGGGTAAGATTCCTAATCTTATTCAGGCCGCGGAAGCTATGTCAAAGTATATTCCAGAAGCCCCTGTGGCGCGTGTTTCAGATAGTGCCCCTCCCGTTATAGGAGGAAATAAGGGACTACCTAGTGCCACTCCCCCCAATTATGGTGCAATGACTCCGGACCAAAGGTCCCAGAGATTTGCCGAACTTATGGGTGCTAGCCAGAACGGCTAGCATTCTCGAAAGGTAAGACAATGGCAGTTAAAATGGCGGACCTTACGCCAATCCTCAAAGAAGTATATGAGGGAACCCTTAATGACCAGCTTAATGGGGAAACTCGGGCATATACTCGACTGAATTCCACTTCTAAGGGTGTCGCGGATAAGCCGATGGGTGGCAAGTATGTTAACTTCGCTATCCACACTGGCCGTAACTCCGGTATCGGTGCCCGTAATGAAATGGAAGCACTGCCGGAAGCCGGTCAGCAGAAGACGGCAGAAGCCACTCTGAACCTTAAGTACCAGTATGGTGCTATTGAACTTAGTGGTCAGACTTTCGAGCTTGCTACTAAGTCTTACCAGACCTTTGCAGATGCAGTCGATCTGGAAATGGAACGCATTAAGGACGATCTTTCTAAGGACCGTAACCGTCAGTACTTCGGTAATGGTAATGGACGAGTCGCAACTGTAACGGCTGTTGCAGGACAGACCATTACTTTTGATTCCATCCAGCACATTCAGGATGATGAAGTTCTTGATATCGTTATTGCCGCTACCGGTGTTTCTCACGGTTCCGGTGTAGTTGTTACTGCAGTTAATGAAACGACTCGGGTAGTTACTGTTTCTGGTACTCTCTCCGGTGTTGTTGCTGGTGATATTGCAGTCCGTAAGGGTTCGTGGAACCGTGAATGGACTGGCCTTGATGCCATTATCTCGGATACTTCTTCGCTTTATGGTATTGATCCTAATACTACTCGCGTTTGGAAGTCTCATGTAACTGCACTGAATGGTGCTCTTACGGAAGCTGTCTGGAAGCGTATGGCAGATAAGATTGCACGCGCTGGTGGAAAGACCACGGTAATGTGGACGACTCCCGGTGTTGAGCGCGCTTATTGGCAGTTGCTTTCTTCCCAGCGTCGCTTTGTTAACCCCAAGGATTACGCTGGCGGTTACACTGGTCTGGAATTCAATGCCGGTTCTTCTGGCTCTATTCCGATTCTTACTGACTGGGATGCCCCGGCAGGTAAGTCTTACTTTGTTAATGAGAAAGTCATGGACCTTCGTCGGCCTCATGGCTTTAAGTTCATGGACCGCGATGGTTCTATGTGGACGCAGAAGCGTGATAGCGCCGGTACTTACGACGCTTACACTGCTCGTCTTTACGAGTACTCGGAAATCTCCACTAACCGCCGTAATACTCACGGTGTTGTTACTGGTATCACCGAAGACGCCGAGTAAATAGCCCAAAAAAGGGGAGTAGGGATTTCCCTACTCCCCTTTTTTGTTGAAAGGATTTAAAATGGCAACAAATTCAAACGGTGGGCTGAATATGGATTACTCTCCTAATCGTCCTATCGGTAACATGAGTCTTGAATACCTTAAGACCCAGATTCCTAAGGGCGATCCCGGCGGAATTGTTCTCGGCACCGTCCTCGGAACTACTGATCTTAATACGATTACTACTCCGGGAACGTATCGACAGAGCGACAATTCGGGAGCCTCTGGAAGCCTTGGAAACAATTACCCTTACACCGGATTTTACGGTGAGGTAAATGTTTACGGTACTACGGCAAGCGATGTTATTCAGGAGGCGATTCAGCAGAGCTACAATGTCGCGGCTGATGCGCGTAAATTTAGCCGTCGTGCCAAATCAAATGGTGTTTGGAGTCCTTGGCGGACATTCAATTCAACTCGTGTCTCTGACTCAGCTGGGCGTGCTATTTACCAGTGGGATGATTTGAATAACCGTGAGCAATTGGTTTACGGGGATACTGGTACTAGGGAAATCTCTAGCCTACTGACTGCAAACTGGTCGATCGTTGAGACTCCAAATGGTAATCTCTGGATTAGGCGCACCGGACAGTTGGTTACAATTAGTGGTCAGCGAATCACCCGCCCGTCAGCTGGGATTACCATGATTACAGCTGGTCTAGTAGGATTTAGGCCGAATACAGAATCCCGAGGCGTGGCGGCTACTTTGGAAGCCACGCCTAAGGTGCATTCATTTATTATTCGGGTAAATGGACAGTTTGATTTCGAGGCGTCTGTACCGGCCACTCCTGGGATCAATTTCACTCACACCTACACTACGAATGATGATTGGCCTACAGCGCTTCCCGGCAGTGCTGTCGGCACAATTCCTAACCTCTAAGGAATAAATCAAAATGGCAACTCTCCCCACGATTACCGTCAGTGACGCACAGGTTACGCAGATTCTCGCCGCATATAAGGCGAAATTCGGCACGACAACTCAGGCTGAAACCATTCTTGCATTTAAGAAATGGCTTGCCGGTGAGGTCCGAACTACTGTAATGACTCACGAGGCAAGTAAGATTGACGAAACGAATAACGCCGCAAAGCGGACTTCACTTGTAGCTATTGAAGCAACTCTTCCCGATCCTGCTACTGTAGTCTAAGTCTACTGTAGTCTAAGTCACTAAAGGAGGGTTGCTAATGCGACCCTCCTTTTTTGTAGCCCTATGCACATGTTAAGCTAGTTAAAATACCGACTTTAGAAAGGATACCCTGTGGCTGGTCTTGATGTAGGCACAAACGAGGGGTATAACAATCAGCGTAAAGAGTACCTGTATCGGGAAATTATATCGTATTTCCCCTTGCTGGATAACTCACCCGACCTTCTGTACGGTGATCTTGAACTGATTTACATCAGAATGCTTAATGCGGGTACAATACCGCGGCCTTCTGACTTTGAAACTCGGCTGGACAATATGGACCTTAAAAAGATGAAAACCCTGCCTGCTGGAGTTACAAGCATGAAAATGCTTGATCCACTGGAAGACTATTATCTTTCAACAGGTGAGTTTGCGGCTATGACAACTGATAGGCCTACTGGAGTTACAGGTGCTTATTTTGTGACACATAGCCGTAATCATAACGGTGGAGTAATTCAGACTCTTACTCGAAATACCGCAGGTACTCCAACTGAATACTGGCGAATCCTCTACTACGGGGTCGCGCCTACTGCGAGTGCTTGGCAACAGCGAACAAATACAAGCCTCGCATATTCAGCGACATAAGGAGCCAAAGGAGAATGATGGACACCACGGTTATTAATGCCGGTGATAATACTATCACCGGCATTAAAGTAGACCTAGCGCGCTTAGAGGGGATGCTAGCCGCATTCCTGACAGATGGGGTACGTCGAATTGAGTCAGGTGAACGAGCAACTGAGAAGCTTCGCAGCGATCTTACTGCTGTAAAAGAAGAGTGCCACAAAGACCTTGCGGCAGTTGCTACTCTTGTTACGGTAAATGTTGAAAATATCAAAGAACTGCGCACTGATATCAAAGATATCAGGGATAAGCAAAATGCTTCCTTTGGTCGTATCCTGCTTATTGTTAGTCCGATTATCTCAGGGGCCGCGCTCCTGTGGAACATGCTAGGGAAGTAGAATAATGGGCGCAAAGACTAACGATATCAGTCTTATGCTGGCTAAGGCAGTAAAACAGGGTTTCTTGCCAGAAATTAAGGACTCAGAAATTGATATCCTTTCAGTAGAAGCCAAACAGCTTTTTGGCAAAGATTTTGCCTATGGTTATAATGATTCTCGAAACGTGTATAACCTTCGGGCTAAGCACCTTCGTAAAACACGAGCCGCTGTAGCAAAGGCACGAGCAGGCACTGGAATCTTTAGAATCTCTACTCTTGGAGATTCTACAGTAGCTGGCTATAACCTGACGGCTCCCGTTACGGAAAACTGGCCTAATGTGCTGGTAAAGCTTTTAGCGGATAATGGTGCCCCTACTAACGGCACTGGTATTGTAGCGGCGCACAATGCACTGTCCAATGATACCCGCTGGAACTATCCTGCGGATTGGGTAGGCCACGCAGCTTGGTCCAGCATTAGGCGTAACACGACGACTACGACGCCGCTTCTTTTTACCTCTAACGTCGCAGGAACAATTGCTCGGGTTTATTACTCTGCCGGTAGCAATGCTTTCAACTTGGTTATTGATGGTGGCGCTCCGCTTCTTGTTACCCCTCCCGGGGGCACTGGTATTATCTATACAGAAGTAACCGGTCTGGCTAATACTACGCACGTTCTGAGTATTGCAAAAACCGTTGCTGGCTCTACTCTGTATGTATTTGGTGCCGAAGTTCGGTCCTCTGCTACTACGGGTGTTATTCTCTACAATGGTGGCGTATCTGGTATTCGTATCGCCAACATTTATCAGCAGGCACTTTCGCACTTGAACTTTGCTCTTGCTGAATCCCCTTCTGATCTGGTTATTATTCGTTGTGAAACTAATGATACTCAGATTACGTCTCTTGCTAACTACAAGAAGGGATTGCAGGATACTCTTACTGCCGTTGTAGCTAGTGGCGCTGACGTAGTGCTTGTAACCGCAGTGCCGTCTCTTAACAAGGACTTCACAGAGTACACAAAAGTTCTCTATGATATTGCTGATGATTATGATATCCCGCTTATCGACCACTTGGACCGTCTTGGTACTTATGCGGAGACAAATGCGCAGGGATTTATGTCAGACGATTTTCATCCGACTAAGACCGGATATCAGGAAGAAGCACATTCGATCTTCAACGCACTGTTTAGGTAAAAATGATTCAACTCGTACAGCCTAATCCAAGTATTCCATGCAAACCGGGATGGTGCCTCAAATATGTACGTGAAACATTTGGGGCGCCGTCAGTAGAACCCTCGGCAACTGCCGGGTGGGAGAATGCAGACTTTAAGCATTGGGATAAGAACTTTCCTGATGCTTGGGTGCCTCTTTGGTTCAGCCTTGATACAACTCCTTTGGGTCACGTTGTATTGAGGTCGCCAAGGGGTATCATCTACTCAACGTCCTCTCTTGCGAATACGCCATATGTGCATCCGAATCTGGAGCACCTGATGAACTATTACGCATACTACAAAATGAACCTGACATATCTCGGATGGTCCGAAGATATTTCCAATGTTCGGGTAGTAAAGCCGGATACAATTTCAGTACAATCAGTGGAGGAAGAAGAAGTGAGCGCAAAAGAAGTAGTAGATGAACTGCTTAGCCGTAAGTTTGCCCGGCAGGGTGAAGGTCAGTCTGGTGAAATTGGACTGGACGGATTCCTCGCTTGGTATGATGCAAATGAAGCAGGACAGAATAAGCGTATTGACACGCTTACGGCAATTGTTGAACAGCTTGCTGTAAAGCAGGGAGTTCTTATCGACTATGAGGCAGTTGGCCGGGCTGTGGTAGATGAAGAAGCTCGACGCCTAAACAACTAAGACATAATGCCCCGGCTTATTGATAATCTCAATAAGTCGGGGCATACTTATGTCTAACGACACTAGGAGTAATAATGAGCTTCGTGCTTTCAAATGATGCAATTGCAGGTGCTTACCTGCTCGATCCGAATACCGGGACTGGAATGTCTCAGGATCACCAGAACCTCGCACAATCCATCGCTGAAAGGTATCCCAATGTTCGCTTGGCGCAAGTTCCGCTTAACCGACGTGATATTGATGAGCCTTTTCCTTTTGCTCTGGTTGATACTCTGGGTAATGTTCTTAAGGAACTACGAGAATCAGAGTGCAATATTAGCTTTGTTTATCGTTGGCTTTATGAGCATGATACTCAGGCACGTGGAGTCAAAGCCGTCTACGAGAAATTCCAAGCAGAAAAGGCACGTAAAGAAAAGGTAGTGCAGGATGCGATTAAAGAGGCTCGTCACGAGGACTTGGACGTATTTCATACTATGGCTAACAGTCCACTTCACACCTTCCGCCACGGGAATAGGAAGATCGGATAATGGCAATTGAAAAATATAGCCGTACTGTTCAGGAAATTGTTACTGCTGTTACTCGTCAGTTTGGTGATGAAGCTGAAACCCAGATTTCTTCTGCCGATATCATCCGGTGGATCAATCAAGGTCAGAATGAAATCACCATCAACAACACGACGATTAATGAGGGTATGGCTTCGGCCAATATCGTCCAAGATCAGGACAAATATCCTATACTTTCTGATCCGGCATTTGCTGACGTAGCGCGGGTACATACCGTTCTTTATAAGGGCCGACCCGTAAAGAACATTTCCTTTCAGGAAGCTCTTACCTTTATCGGTAGCAGTACCAGTAATGGCTCAGGTGCCCCGGAGCTCTGGTACATTAAGAATGGAACGCTGGTATTCTTCCCGGTTCCTGACACTAATGTTCCCGAAGGTCTTACTCTGCACTTTACGCGGACTCCTAAGCCTGTTAGCAGTGCCGGTGATTATCTTTCTGTTCCTGATACATTCTACAATGCAGTCTTGCAGTATGTTATTGCTCAGGCAATGGAACTGGATGAGAACTTTCAGGCCGCTGGTATTAAGCTCCAGCAGTTCGAGAAGAGCGTAAACCTCCAGCAGAATGAAACAATTGAACAGGATGGGTATTTCCCCTCCATTACGCAAGACCCGGAGGATTATTACTAATGCCAGGAAAACCAGTACGGATTGGCCCCTTTAAAGACGGGCTTAATAACGTCTCGCTTTCAGGGGAATCCAAAGATACCGAACTGGTAGAACTGGTTAACTTTGAAGTTGGGCCGGACAATCTCCTGTGGTCACGTCCCCCCTATGAAGTAGCAAAGAATACTGTCGTAGATATTGCGGCTAACTGGAAAGTATTGGGAGTTTACCGTAGCACTACTACGCTATGGTATGTCATTGTTTCCAAGCCGGAAGCCGCAGGAGCTAGTAAGGTTCTTGCCTATGCTATGGGTGACTTTACTTCTGTTCCTATTCTTATCAAGGACGTTCCATCCGGCAATACTGTGACAGCATATGTCCAGATGAATGCAGACTGCTACTTCTGCGTTAGTCCTTCCTCGTCTATCTCCAGCTTTAAATGGGTGCTAGGCGGGGCGACTACTGATATAGCTGCAATGAAGAAGGGCAATTGCATGATTGCCTTTAAGAGCCGACTCTGGATTGCAGGCATTGATACTGCCTCCCAGAATTCCCGGCTCTACTTCTCTGCTATTGGTGTTGGTGGCCCTACTCCCGATATCTGGAATGCTGTAGATTATGCTGATATTGCTCCCGGTGAGGGTGGCTTTATTACCGCTTTGCTGGCAATGAATAGCAATATCATGATCTTCAAGAATGATGGAACATGGCGCTATTCTTACCCCTCTACGCCTTCCAAGGGGCAGGTGGACAAGATCAGCGGCTCTGTAGGGGCCGCCACGGCTACCTCAGTGGTCGAATTTGAGAACTACGTCTATGTCTATGACCAAGGACGACTTTATGAACTGGTAAGTAATACCTTTACCCAGCTTAATAGATTCGTCACCTTTGAAAAAGACGCAGAAGGTGTAGATGGTATCACTAGCGGAGTAGACGTTTCTATCATGAATCGTCGTATCATTGTTCGCTATTTCAACGCTATTTATGCCTACTCTATTGATTCCCGGGCATGGAGTCAGTGGAGGTCTTATCTCGGAACTCCCAGTAGATTGTATGAGCTTCCCGGTGATTCTTCATCGACAGCCTCTAACTACTTTATTGCGGCTTCCGCTGGTACTACCACAGCTGTTGGAATGAATAAGATTCCTGCTTTCACGACAAAGCTGGCGGCCTATTTGGCGTCTACCTCTGGTGCGGTTATTACGGCAGTTGGTTCTACGTTTACCGTTCTTACTCCGGTAGAGACTATCGTTACGCTGAATGATGCCAAGGGTTATAACCTGAGAGTATCTCCCGGACAGAAGTGGCATCTTACGGGATACATTACCAAATTGGCCGGTGTCCTTAATGCTAGGCTTACCTGCCTTAATCGTGATGGTTCCACCACTTTGGTTAATACCCTGATCGACAATGCTGTTGTAGATAAGACCATTACTATTCCCGGTGAAGCTATTGCGGCTAAGCTGGCTATCGTACACACAGGTACTGCTACCTCCTATACGATGCATTCTGTGCAGTTTAATCGTACAGCGGTTGCTTCTCCTGCCACTATTATGAGCATCAAAGATGAGTATAGCGAAACCCCTGTAACCGTCGAATACATTGATTGCAAGATGCGTACTAAAAGCTATGACTTTGAGGCACCTTCTGTTATCAAAAGAATGTTCTGGTGGGGTGCCGATATCAAGACTAATCAGCTAGTCAAGGCAAAGCTTATCCCTATGGCCATTAAGAAACCTCCGACTCACGGTGCTTTGAGGGCTTATACTCACTTGCAGTTGCAACAGGGTACATGGGGAAATCCTCTGTCATTCTTGTCAGCTAGCCTGACTATCGAAGATGGTGGTGATCCCACTAATGCTGTAACTGAGAATGGCCGTATCTTTGTCAAACTCATCAAATCTCTACGGTTTAAGCAGTTGAGCTTTAGTCTTGAATTGTCAACCCTTGGTACAAAAGCCAGCGGTCCTGCCAAAATTCATACAATTACTGCTTATGTAATGCCTAAAGAGAAAGTCGTTGACAAGTTTAATTAGGAGATTGTATTATGTATCAAAGGATGCCTGAGGCACCTAAACCGAAGCCAGCTTACATCGCCAACTTTGCGAGGCAAAATGAATCTTATTCTGTTGGTAATAGGGTATATAACGGTAGCGCCCCTAGTCCTCATGCTGGCGGTGGTCTTGACCCTACTGGTTATCAGGAGAGGGATGCTCTGGCTAGAACTACTAAACAAAACGCGATCAAGAATATGATGAGGGGAATGTAATGTCACTGGGAGAACGTACCGGAGCCAGTAGTCTTGGCGGGACTTCAAAGTCCTTTACTACGCTAATGAATGCGGGAAGGGCCGCTCCGCTAAAGCCTTGGGTACCGCCGGAAATTCCGAAGGCAATTGCTCGACCGGCTTATAATCCCCCGGCAGCTATTCCTCGGACAATTAGTGCTCCTGTTAGGGCACCGCTGCAAAGTGCTCCGAGAATGGCACCTGCTCCAAAGAATTGGGGCGGCGGAAGTGCTGCTGTTAGCCAGCCGGGAACAATTGGCGGAGCTACTGGAATGGGTGGAGGTGGCGGAGGTTCTTTTGCCGCTAGTTCCGCACCTATGGATGCAGAAGTAGATTCTACCTTTGTAGACCAGAAATCCATGTATGCCAATGCTCTGACCAAGTATATTGAAGATGCAGACCGGCAGGAAAAGGGGCTTAACCTTGACGCTAAGACCGCTAAAGAAGGCATCGGGCGTAATAGGACAGTTGGCCTTACTGGCCTTTCTGAAGATTTTGCCGCTAGAGGTCTTGCTAATTCAGGTATGTTTACTGATAACTTGGATAGGGCGGACGATCAGTATGATAAGCAGGAAGAAAACGTCGGCACCGGTCTGACTAATGCTCTCGGTGATCTTAATTTCCGTAAGAGCAAGTTTATTTCCGAGAATGGCGAAAACGGCACTAATGTTCAGGCCGCACGCAGGGAAGCTTATGCTCGCCTTGCCGCGGCACAGAATCTTACTTAAGAAAGGAGTACCCTGTGGCTGGATTTTGGGATGATTTTTGGGGCAGTATTAATCAGAAAGCTGCCGCTACCCCTAAATACGATCCATATGGCACAGGCTGGGATAAAGACAATGATCCCGCAATGGCTAAGACAAATGCCGGAGCGATGATTAACCGTCCTAATCCCAGTAGTGTCCGTCCCCCTAGTAATGCTATGCAGACTCTTAGGTCTGTAGGCAATAAGCTTCCCGGACTTTCTAGGACTCCCGGCGGGGGAGAAGATGGGGGATTTGGAACCCGTCAGGGGAATGATGATATTCCCGAATCTCGTTATCGTGATGGTCCTTCCGAAGATGAACAGCGAATGGAACAACTCCAGGGATTGCTCGATCGAGAATTCCAGTCTACTGGTGAATATGATTCAATGGTTGATGAAGCATATGCATCGGCTCTTGCTAACATTGGTAAAGCACGCGGACAGGCTAATTCTAACTTTCAGGAATCTGACGGTAGAATTGCTAGCCTTACAGCTGGACATGTGAATGAAATCCAGACTAAGGACCGAGCCGCTGTAGAAAAGAACGGAAGTGATCTTCAATCTGCCTATAAGGAAACTTATGGGAATGCTCGTAATGAGATACAGGGCCAGCAGAGTGCTGAAATGGCGGCTAAGACAGAAATGCTACAGCGTCTTGGTCAGCAGGAAGCCGGTATTGGTACTGCCGGTCAGAGTGAATCAGAAGCACTAACTCGACTTACTCAGAATGAAGCCGGAGCAATGCAACAGGCTCAGGGTTATCAGGCCGCAGACCTTACTAGGAATACGGAACAGGCACAGTCTCAGGCAAGTGCTGGCGTTGAAAGGCGTTCGGCCCTTAATAGGGACTTGCAGAAGATTCTTGGTACTCTTGATGAATCTGAGGCCGAAGTAAACCAGAATAAGACTGTAGCTAAGCTTTCAGGATTGCAGAATGAGAAGTCGGACTTCCGACAGGAACAGCAATTCAATCTTGATTCTCTGACTCAGATGGAAGATCGTATTCAGGGCAGGTCTGATAAGGATAGGGAGTATGCACTTGAACTCTCTAAACTTGCTTCTAAGAATGGTGGCAGTGCCGGTTCTAAATGGGACGTTCTTGCGGAAGGTAGCCAGAGTCGCGGTATTGATCCCGCGCCTTATATGGAAGCTTATGCCGAAGTTAGCTCTATGCCCTTTAATTCGCAGGTTAAGGGTGACAAACTGAACTGGACCATTTCTGAAATGCAGAAAGCCGCCGCTCGAAAGGGACAAAAGCTGGATGCGCGTGAAGCCCTTCGTTGGGTTAGCGGTGCTGACGATTACGGTACTGACAAGCTGGGATAATAGCTGGTAGTCTTTCAAGGTAAAGCTACCGAATTTCCAAGGTTAACTTGGATTAAGCTAAGGAACAGTATGTCTTGGAAAGAAGCCTACCGGCTAAGGGCCGGTATTGTAGGTTCTAATATCAAATCTGCAATGCAAGACCAGACTGAGGCAACAGCCGCTATTACAGCGGCACAGTTGGCACAGGCTGGATTCCGAAAAGACATTAAGAAATCCACTGTACCGCTTAAGCAGCCTGATAAAACTGAAGATGCAGAAATCAATGACGCTCTCGATGCCACCATTAAAAAAGGTGGCATCGAGGGCTTTCTGGCGTCGGTTGGTAAGGTTGCTGAGACTCCGGTAATTAAGCAGGGTCTTAATGTTCTTTCCACAGGAACCTATGCCGCGGCTAATACTGCGGATAATCTCCTTGATGCAGTAAATAACATTGGCGACGGTAATGCTCGCGGCATTAGTGACTTCCTTATGGCACCTGTTACGGGTATCGCTCAGGGCGTCAATGCGGGTATTGCACAGAATAAAGAGGATGCTACGACATTCTCTGAGGTTATCGACCACTCTATGGATACCCTTAATCGAGGTAAAAAAGAGGGCGATAATGGTTGGATCGACAAAGAATCTGATGCCGCTAAGTGGGGCAAAGGAATTGGTGGATTTATCGGGGACGTTGCTCTTGATCCACTGACCTACGCGACCTTTGGAGCAAGTGCGGCCGTTGGCGGGGCCGTCAGGGGCGCCCGGCAGGGGTCTAAGACGGTTAAGGGAATCGCGGAAGAGGCTATTCGCAAGGCTCCCGAGAATGCAGAAGTAGTTCCTCCTAAATCTACAATGAACTTTCAGGAGATTGCGGATAACCCTAAAGGCCGTCTTATGACTGCTTTGCAGGAATCTTCTAAAGACCACCGAAGCTGGAAAACTGCCCGGGCAACTGCCAAAGCAGATAAGAAAGATATCCGTGCTCGGCGTAATGAAGCCCCCGATGGGGACGTTACTGGCGAATTTGTCGGTATTAATGTGGAAGCAGAAGAACTGGCTAAAAAGGCCAGAACTGCTGAAATTGCCGCACAGCATACTGATGAATTGGAACGTCAGATTGAAGCAGAAGTAGCTTCTGACTCCTATAGGGCAATGCCGAATAGTGAGCAGCTTATCGAGGAAGTTAAGCTTGATGTTACTCCTGAGCCTATTAAGCTGGAAGAGACGCCGGTAAAGGTTGAAGAACCTAATGTCGCTAAGACCTTTTCAGAAGAGGTAAAGAACACGGTAGAGGCCGCCCCTGTGGCACTGCCTAAGCCTGCTGGAATTGATAAGAACGCTAAGATCATTAGCGACCTTGAAGGCGGCTGGATGCGTCCTAAGTATGCAAAGCACGCTAAAGAATTGTCCGAACCGGGTGAGGCCACTATTCAGCGCCAGATTCCTGTTTCTCAGTTTAGGGAAAATCCTGAATTGGCTCAGAAGTATGGCGTAGATATGGCAACGCTTCCTGAGGATTACCGGCGAGTTGCTGTTAATAGGGCCAAAGGCACTAAGGAATTCTCCGGCGGAAAGCTTGAAGCTCAGGCTAATAAGCAGAAGAAGCAGGAACAGGCTAATACTGCTATAGGCAAGAAGAATGCCCGTATCAAAGAAGAAGGTCTGGATTGGAGCAAGGCTCCTAAGCAGGGCGACGATACTCCCTTTGTGCGGGATGATGATTCTCCGGCAGTTCCTACCCATGAAGATATTCACGAGTTTGTAGATATCGCTGAGCTTGAAAACTGGGCGGCTTCAAACCCCGGACATAAGCTGATGGGTTCTGGCAGCGGTGGCGGTGCTATTGGCACTACAGCAGATAAGCTTGTTGATATGATTCTCGGTGGAACAAGCACTAAACTTGTAGATAATATCATTGAGAATAACCTTTTCTTCCTTGGCCGTTTTGCCAATGAAGATCAGGCATTGGACATTGATGCTCTGGCTGATTACCAGAATGCTTTTGATGCTAAAATGGCTGACTTTCAGGCTACTAAAGCGGCTCCTACAGCTACGCCTGACATTGATGAAACACCGGATGATCTTGGTGAATTGATTGCCAACTTCATCGAAGTGGAAGATGCCAACCCAAATGTATGGTCCCCCGAAAGGGCCGCACAGCTGGGCATTGATCCTGATGATGGTGTCCTTTCTCCTGCGGAGATTATGGCCTTGCAGATTCCTATGACGACTACGCAGATTAAAGCGAAGATCAAGGGCAAGGACAAAATGACCAAGGGCGAATTGGATATGCTCCGTTCGCTTACGGGAAAGACTGATCCTAAGGAAGTCGCTGATGAATTCATTCGTCTGCGGTCTTACTACACAAAAGAACTCAAGAAGAAGGCTATTCCTGAGAAGGTAGTGCGCCAGACTAAAGAGCAGGAAGTTGCGCGATTTGCAGAAGGCCAGGACGATGTAAAGCCCATTAAGGCCACTGAGGAAGTAATTGACAGTGTAAAGGCCGAGAGCACTGAATTGGCTGAGCAGTTTGTTAAGTCTCCTGTGGCGTTTGATGAGCCTTATCAGATGCGTCTCCGCACCGCCAATTACCATATGGCACTGGTGGATAAGAGCCACGGCATTCCTGATGAAGAACTTATCGAGATTGTTAATGAAGCTACGGGTTCTATCGCTAAAGCGGCTATCAATGACTTCGGCCATAAGGCTGTTAAAGATGCGTTGGCAGTACAGCTGAAAGAAGCAGATTTCCGTACCAATAGTGGTATGCGAACTGCTACTGATGATAAGGCCACAGGCGGGGCATGGAGCCCTAAGCTTTGGGGTAGCGATTCTCAGATTGCTCTGCACAAGTCTATTATCGGCAGTATGTATACTCTGCAAAAGGCAGGTAAGCTTAAGCCTTATCCTGCGGCTAAGCGTAAGTTCTTTATGGCTACCCTTAAGGTAGCTGATGCGGAACTGCGTGCGGCTGGTGTTGAGCCTTTCCTGAACCATATCGACAATATCCCCGGTAAAGCTTCTACCAATATCTCGCTCTACGATATGTTTGCGGCTATTGATGAAGCTGGGCAGGCAAAGAATATCCTCGATAAGTACGTCTTTGGTCGTCCTTCTGAGTCGTTCAATATGACCCAGTTGCAGGGTGCTTTTGAGACTGTTATCCGACTTCGTAATACAGGCGCATCTGAGAAGTATATCAGGACTCGCATTAAGTCTCAGCTTACTTCTTCTCAGGTAAAGCATGGTCGTCCGGTTAACAACGATATTGCGGCTACAGATGCTACTGCGGCACGTCTTAGCATTATGGTGGATAAGAATAAGTCTCTGGAAGATTTGCCTGCTAAGGATGCTGTCAGGACCGCTAAGCGGCTTGATGCAGTTGCGGCAGATAAGATTGCAGATGCTCTTCTTGATCCCACTGCTTACCGAGCTATCTCTTACCGGCAGATGATTAACCGGGCGGCACATAACTCGTCACTTGGTAATCACGTTGCGGAATATGCTGATAGAATGGTTGAGAGGCTTTATCAAGTAGCAGATATGATTGGTCCCGGTGCCGCGCTTCGAGCATTCAATGATGAAGCAAAGGCCCTGAAAGCCGGTCTTTCCGCTGAGGATTATGCCAAGGGTAAAGAGGCGCTTGATCTTAAACTGGCTGAAACTGTCAGTGAAGTAGAGCGCACCAACATTGTCACGTCAGCTAAGCGTGTAGAACTCTCTGCACCTATGCCGACTAAGGTTCTTCCTACTATCGAGAATCCGCACCCGGCTAAGCCAAAGGCGAATATCGAGAATGCAGTCGTAAAGACTCACGTAGAAGATGCCAAGGCAGTGGAGAAAGAAGTAGCAGAAACTCCTAAGCCGGATGATGTTGAGCCCTTTGAAATGAGGGCGGCAGAGATCGCTACTGCGGCTATTAAGAAGATGCACCCAATTCAGCGTCTTACTAATCCTCGTCTCGGATTGACCACTGACGTTTATCGTGCGGTTAATAGTGGGATGCACTCTATTGCACGTCAGCAGGCTATGTTCCACCAGACGCTTTCCATGCACCTAGAGAAGTACAGTTCCGCGTCATTGAGAACTGACTTTGAAGAACTGCAAAGGCTGGCACGTAATGGAGGAAAGGGTTTCAGTATTCCTGAAGAAGCACCTGATTCCATTAGGGAACTGTATGCTATCATGAACACTATGCTGGAAGTATCGAATGCCAACGTCTTTGCCCGCAATAGCATTGGCGTGCAGCATTTTAATACACTGGCAAGGAACGCAGGATTATCCGAAACTTGGAGGTTCGATGAAGCTCTTTCTGTTTATGATAATTCCCACCTGTGGGCCAACAAATGGGAAGGCATTGGGGAAAAGGGAGTTCTTGACTTCCTTTCCAAGATGCATAGTGTTGCTGTAAAGGCTTCTCAAGAAATCGCAATCGGTGCGTCATTCTCCAAGAACTTTGGAAAGACGGTACGGGAACCGGGCTATGTAAAGCTGGTATGGTCTAACCAGTCTAAAGAGCAGAAGAAAACCTCTGGCTTCTATAACCTGATTGACCACGATCTGTATTACCCCAAGGACATTGCTTCTCAGGTGATTCAGATTGATAAGCTGATGCGTGAAACTAGGTCACTGGATACGAGCAAGCCTTTTGGTAAGTTCATGGTGAATGTATTTGATCCGGTAACAAACGCCTTGAAGGCTTCTCAGACTACAGTGAGGCCGGGCCACTGGACCGTATCTATTGCAGGTGACTTGCTTCGTAATCAGCTTGCAGGTGTTAACGGCATTCAGCCTTATCGCCATGCTGTAGAGATTATGAAAGCTAGCGGAGTTGATACTACCGATTTCATTGGTAAGATTGAATCCGTAGAAGTTATCGCTAAGTACCGCAAGGGCCAGGAAGTAGCACAGGGCTTTACAGCTACCGCTGGTAAGGGCGTTAATATGTTTGTCGGAGGGAAGAAGGTCAATGTCTCTTATGAGACTTTTGAAAAGATTCTACACGATGTTGTAATGCTCCCCAAGCACCGAGGCGGCGGCGGTGTTGTTGAAGATAGGTTTATCGGAGAAAACACTACAGGTAAGCTCGCACGCGGTCTTGAAAAAGCAACAGATATGGTGACGGATAATAAGCACTTTAGCCTGAATGCTTTGGCCGCAAAACGAGATAACTTCATGCGTATCTCGCTTGCTGTGGATTATGCTTCCAAGCGTAAATGGGATAGCCTGACGGATATGAAAAATGGAATGGAGGATTATATCACAAAGTGGGCTCCTATCTCCACGGATATGACTTCCTTTGAGTCCAAATATGCCCGTCGGACTATGCTCTATTACACATGGTTGCGAGGCATTACTCCCCGTATTATCGACTCTGCAATGACTAAGCCCGGTGTTACTACAATGGTCCCCAAGGCCCTGTATAACGTCGCCTATGCTAACGGACTTAACCCTGAAAGCATTGGCAATCCTTTCCCCGAGGATGAGGGTCTTTTCCCGAGCTACTACTACAACAATATCCTTGGACCGCAGTGGAAAGACGACAATGGCCTTTGGGGCATTAACCCCTCTAGCCCTGTTATTGAAGTTGCAAATACGTTCAAGAATATCACTCCCGGCGATCCCGTAGGCAATGTACTGGGAACAGGCAAGCAGCTTATTGGAATGTCTACCCCGTTTGCTAGAATGCCTCTGGAACTCTCTATGGGCGCTAACTCCACAGGGGTACCAATTGAAGACCCGGCGCAGTATATCGGGGATAATCTTGGTGGTGCATATCTCTCCAGCCTGTCTAGGGCTACTGGCAAGACTATTAATCAGGATGGTATAGTCAATAGAACAGACAGCGCATACAAGGGCGACCCTGAATTGCAGGCTGAACATGCTAAGCTACAGGGAATTAACTTCCTGACTGGTGCGAAGCTTACCGACTATCAGTCTGATTCAGCTATCAAGTCGGCTAACTATGAAGCTGTAGAGAAGATGAAGAGAGAAGCAGAAGCTCAGATGAGGAAGCAATAATGAGTATGCAACCCGCATTTGGCGCACCTAAAGCCCCAGCCGCGCCTAAGTCAAAGATTGTTGGCAACTTCAATACCAAGATAGGAAAGACTTTCAATAGTCTGCCTAGCTCACTGGGTATTAATGCTAAAGCGGCTGAAAGGCCCGAAGCACAGGCCGCGGCAATGGATCCTACTGGTGGAATGGGACAGGCTACAGCCGCTCCTAATATCAATGACCAGCAGACCACTATTAATCGCCCTGATACCCCTGTGGATAATGCCCCCAGTGATGGAGGCATTGAAGCTATTGGGCGCATTGGTAGAGCGGCTACTGCGGAAGAGACAATTAAGGCCGGTAATAGGGCTAAGATTGCTCAGCAGAATGCGGCGGCTTTGGGCGATGCTAATCCTTCATTGGGTAGCTTTGATGGCACTGGGGATGGTTCAGGACTTAGTGCGGATCAGCTTGCTAATGCCCGGCTCATTGCTAATGTAGGTAAGCAGAGGGGAATGTCGGATGAAGATATCCAGATTGCTCTTGCTACTGCATTGGCAGAGTCGGGCCTTAGGAATGTCTCTCATGGAGATAGGGATTCTGTTGGACTATTCCAGCAGAGAACTTCTCAGGGGTGGGGTTCCAT